GCCGGAGTGAACAAACAATGCATGGGTACTCCCATGCGCTGTTTCTTCATGTTCCCAAATGTTTCCCTACTTTCAACAAAGGGCACCGTCATCCATACAGCCTGGGAGGGCTGATCCTTCAGACGTTGTTCATGTAACCTGTTATACTTGTCGACCCACATTTTCCTTTCGTGAGTCCTGAGCATCTCAGGCGCACTATCCCATTTCTGTGAAACTAACTCCTTAATCTTTTCTTCCCTGTAACCAGGGACACTCATCAATTTTCTTGTGACGAGTGGGAGATGTTCCAGATCTGCCGTGTTTGCGTACTCCGATTGCGCCTTCTGGCGCAACCAGTCCCAAAGATATATGTATTCGTCCGGCACGTCAGCTTTGTGTTGCTTTCGATTCAGCGAATAAAACTCATATATATCTGAGTACCCACCGAGTTTATCCCGGTGAATAACACGAACAAACTTTGGAGAGAGAACGTTGAGATTTTCTTCAACATCCTTAATCCAAGACAAATTATCCTCATCAATCCTAAGCCCGCTTGAAACAGAACGAGCGTTCGGAACAACAAGAATTTGACCGAGCGTGTTTTGTGCCGCGATCAATAGGAACCTGGTTGTACAACGGATTTCATTTGGACGCCAGCGACTTAGCAAACCATTCAACACCGTATAATAAAACGCTGCCTTTTGTTCTGCTGTGCTGAAATCTCCGAAACTACTATCCGAATCTCCGGAACGGCCCATTGGAGAATAGGGTCTAATATCCTTACCGTTTAGGTAATCACCTCCACAGCTTTCACGAAAGCACCCAGATAAACCGCGCGCTTCTCTTCCATTATCATCAGCTGAAGTCTTGCTAATGTTCATGTGAAGGCCAAGTTTGGCAAAAACAGTCACAACATACTTATGCATCTTTCGAGGATAAATTAGATCATCCCCGTAAACGCTTATGTATTTGTTACCAATGCCTAACTCGTTCGCTATACTCATTAACAATGAGTAGAATATTATGGTTTGGAGCGGAAATGTGTAACCTTTACCCATGAGAAGTGGTGAGGCCACCTTAATTGGAATGCCTCGATATTTCACCTCATGGACCCGATCAGCATCTATAACGCTAACCCAATCCGGGGCAACAACACACTGCAGAAGGGCCCAGGTAACAAAGTCAGAAGCTTTGACCATGTCTCCTGTGACTAGATGTCCGGTTATACTAGCACGCTGGGCAACACGCCTATGTTCATGCTGTTTACGCCGTATATCCAATCCTGCATTAACCTTGAGTCGATCCATCATGATCCGACCAAGCCCATTAGAGATAAAACCTCCTAGGACTGTATCGGGGACAATTCCGCGACCGATCTCGTGATTCTTGGGAACTATTGTAAGATTGAGATGTTCGGTTAGTGTTATGCATTTCTCAACCCCGAGGGATCGAGCAAGAATGATCTCTTTACGCATAATGGCTGCCAGCTGTACATCTTCTGTCAACCAAGCACCAAACCGGGCAATCTGACTTCGTGTGGCA